TCCCGTTCGTCTTCGTGCAGGACAACCTGGCCGCAAGCCAGACCGATGTCGCTCTCAACATTCAGGAGGTCGCCTCCGCGGCGGCTCTCCTGATTACGGGACTGTCGATGCCTTGGTCCGGTTCGATCGTCGGTGTTTCGGTTGACACGTCCTCGGCGGCTACCGCCGGGACGTTGACCGTGACCGCGACGATTGATGGGACGAAGCAGGCCGACACTGCTCAGAGCATCACGACGGCAACCGCGGCTTCGGTCGTGGTTCCTCAGTCGAAGGTACAGTTCGCCGCGGCCCAGAAATTGGGCGTGAAGATCTCGACTTCGGCCGGATGGGATGCCACGACCGCGGATCTTGCGGTTATCGTGTATGTCCTGCTGGATTGTCAGCAGGTCTAACGGATGAAAGCCGGGGGGCCGGGGCCGAGGCCCCGAGCCCCCCGAACCATACAAGGAAGGCAAGATGAACGCAGCCCCATTCGGAGCGCTCTACGTTGCGGAGGCATTTCCGTCGCAACAGGTGACAGCCTCGACAAATGGCTCGGCATTCTATGCTAGCCAGACCGTCGGTGATCCCGGGACGAACAAGTATTCCGGTTTCTTCCGGATGGCCAGCATCTTCGTGTCGCAGTCCGCAGGATCGGGAAACAACGGCGGCAACTATCTGCAAATCACCCTTCAGGGTCGGCACACTGACGATGACCCCTGGGCGACGATTCCCCAGACGACGGACATCAAGATTACGGCAAACACGGCTACGGGTTATTTCTCAACCGTGACGGGGCCGCTCCTTCCTCAGCTTCGGATCGTTGCAACTGAAACCGGCGTGGCCGATGCCACCTTCCGGGTGCATGTTGCCCTTCACGCATAGAAAGGCCGAATCCATGATCAAGTGCATATCGCCCTTCCGGTCTTCCGCGGGCCAGTTCGCTCCCGGGGACATCATCGAGGACCCTCGGCTTGAGGCCCGGGTCAAGGCCGAAAGCCCCGAGTCCTTCGTCGAAATCGAGAGCCGCGAGGCCGTCGAGGTCGTCGAGGATGCCGCGCCTAAGATTCGCGGATTGAGGAAGAAGGCCTAACGGTGGCGATCACCAACGGGTACGCGACGCTCGCGGAACTCAAGGCGCGGATGGGGATCCCGACTGCGGACACCGCGGACGATTCCATCATGGAAGCCGTCATCGAGGCCGCGTCCCGGGCGATCGACAAGTTCACCGGGCGATTCTTCTACCAGACGAGTTCGCAAGCCCGGTACTACAATGCCGCGTCGGGGATGCTGACCTTCACGGATGATCTGGTTTCGGTGTCCTCGGTCTACACGGACCGGAACCTCGACCGGTCGTGGTCGCATCTCGTGGCCTCGTCGGCGTGGGAACTCGGGCCCCTGAATAATCCAGTCGTCGGGATGCCCTACACCGAGATCCGCATCAAGTATCTCGCGGGCGACACCTTCGACATGTGCCTTGAGGGCGTGAAGGTCACGGGCGTATATGGATGGTCCGCCATCCCGGATGCTATAAACGAAGCGTGCCTCATCACGGCCGCTCGCTACTTTAAGAGAAAGGATGCCGTCTTCGGCGTCGCCGGTGGCGGCGAGGTGGGACAGGCAGTAGCGCTTCGGGCCGTCGATCCAGACGCCCAAGTTCTTCTCGCCCCGTATCGGAAGATTGCCGTCACGGAACTTGTCTAATGGGTTCCCGCGACCAGGCGATGGCAGAAGCCCGGGCTCGGGCTGTCGAGGCCGCATCACGAAGGACCGACGCCCAGATTCGGGGGCTTGAGGCCGTGGTGCGGTCTCTAGACTTTGGGAAGGACGCGGCCGATGTCCTGAGCTCGTACCTCGGGGCCGCGGCCGATGTTGTCCTCGGGGAGGCGAAGCGCCGGGCACCGGTTGACGTCGGTCTTCTCAAGGCGTCGATCAATCGCCAGGTCCGGAAGGATTCGGACTACGTCGTCACGGCATCGATCGGAACCAACGTGGCCCGGGACGGCAGGCCATACGGGGCCTTTATGGAGTACGGGACCGGGCTCGTGCACGATCATCCGACGTGGCCACGTAAGCGGCACGTCGTCCCTCCTGCGGCCCTTATGGGATGGGCCGAGAGGAAGGGCCGTGGGGGCACCTATCACGATGCATGGGTCATCGCGGATGCCATCACTCGCCGCGGGGGATTGAAGCCTAGGCGGTATCTTCGGGGTTCGCTTGAGATCTACTCGGACCGCATCAAGTCGCAACTCGGGCAGGTTGTCGCCGAGATCAGAAGGAGACGCGGGATATGAATCTCTCAACCGTGCGGGCGGCCCTCGCAACCCGGCTTGAGACCATCGCCGGGCTCCGGGTGTACGAGACCATCCCGGACCAGTTCTCGCCCCCGGCCGCGATCGTCGGGATGCCGACCTCGGTCAAGTACGATTTCGTCTTCGGCGGAGCGGTGCATACCCTGAGCTATCCGGTCCGGATCCTTGTTGCCAAGGCCACGGACAGATCCGCGCAAGAGCGGCTTGAGCAGTATATCGACGCGGACGGCTCGACCTCGGTCAACGCGGCAGTCGAGGCGGACCCCCAGCTAGGCGGCGTGGCCCAGGTGGCCCGGGTCTTGAGTGCCCAAGGGCTCGGCGTTTACGATATGGGTGGAGTCGCCTATCTCGGGTGCGATTTCTCTGTCGAGGTTCAGGCCTGATGCCAAAATATATCGCCGTCGTCGGAATCACGAACGACGAGATGAAGATCCGCGTCGAGCGGGGCGAGGTTGTCCCCGACAAGCTGGTCAAGGCGGCTTCTTGGCTCGTCGACGAGGCTCTTGTCGTTCCTGAGGCTGATTTTCTGGCGCAGGAGCAGAAACCGACCGCGCAGGAGCCCGCAGAAGGCGCGCAAGACGTGGCCCCCGATGGTGGAGACCTTGGGGATGCTATTGCCGCTCCTGTGGCCGCTGAGGAGGTCGAGAGCTAATGCCCTATATCGCAGGCCACCGGGCGCGGATTTACGTCGACTCGACCAACGTCGGACAGTACATGAACAACGTTTCGGCAACCCGGAACGCCGACATGTTGGATACGACGACCTTCGGGGACTCGGAGCGCGAGTTCACCAAGGGCGAGCAGGGCGCGGCGATCACGATGTCGGGATTCTTCGACTCGGCATCGGGCGCATCGGACCCGGCGCTCGCGGGCTTGTTTGCTTCGGCATCTTCCAAGGCCGTGACGGTATTTTGGGATGGCGATGCCATCGGAACCCCGGGTCTGTGCGGCTCGGCATGGGATGCCTCGTACGAGGATGCCTCGACGATCGACGGGATGATCACGATGGCCGCGTCGGTCTCTTTCAGCGGCCAGGTTGATCGGTGCGTCTCGCTTCACGCCCTCGGGGCCGAGACGATGGCCGGGGCCTTCGCATCGGTCAATAACCTTGCATCGTCGTCGAACGGCGCAGTCGCGAATCTTCATGTAACGGCATTCGGAACGGGTACCGCGACCGTTGTTATTCAACATAGCGTGACCGGAGGGGTTGGTACTTGGGCAGATCTCATCACGTTCACGAACGTGACCGGTACCACGTCCGAGACGAAGACTGTCACCGGGACGGTTTACCAGTATGTCCGGGCTAACCTGACGGCCGCGGGCACGACCCAGACCTTCGCGGTCGCATTCGGCCGCAGGCCGTAGGAGGAAAGGACAATGGCGTATTTCTCTGGCAAGAACGTCACGCTCTCGTATAACTCGCAGAGCATCGGCGCATTCTGCTCTTCGATCACCCTGACCCGTAACGCCGACACCCTCGACGTCACGACCTTCGGGGATTCGGATCGCGAGTTCCTTGTCGGCCTCAAGGCTGCCCAGATCCAGATCTCGGGCTACTTCGACTCGACCGCAACCACCGGACCCGATGCCACGCTGGCCACGGCCTTTGCGTCTAGCTCGGCTTCGTCGTTTACCCTGACCTTCGGTGTTGGCGGTTCGCCGACTGTGGCTTATTCGGGCAGCGCGTGGGTCTCGTCTTATGAAACCGCGTCGACGGTTGACGGATTGATCACGTTCTCGGCTACACTTCAGGCAACCGGTTCGATCACGCGGACCTAGTAGAAAGAGGAGAAAATGCGGGACTCAGTACGGGCGATCCTTCAACCGAAGTCTAGGGACTTCGAACTCGCCGAGGGCGTGTCGGTCAAGATCAAGGAGCTCAGTCTCCGCGAGCGAATCGACTGGCGGGCCGCATCGGTCAAGGAGGACGGATCGCTCTCGGATGACTGGGTCCCGCAGCTTCTCTTCCGTGCGGTTCAGGATGTCGACGGGTTCCCGCTCTGGGATTCCGTCGAGGATGTCGACGGAGCCGAGAGCATCCTCGGGAAACTCCTTGAGGCGGTCCAGGAGGCCAACGGTCTGGCGGCTGGGTCTTCGAAGGAGGCTCAGGGAAACTAGAGGCGCTCCCCGAGATCCGGATTGCCATGCGGTTATGCCGGGAACTCAAGAAGACCCTCGGGGAGCTACTCGAAACGATGACCTCGTCGGAGTTCGAGCTATGGATCGCGCTATGGAAAATCGAGGCCCGGGAAGAGAGCGAACGGCAGGTCAGGGCTAAGGTAGCGGCCCAGGGGGGACGGCGTGGCAGATAGAGTCGAGGTCCTGATCACCGGGGATGCCTCCGGTCTGGTCCGGGCGACCGATCAAGCATCGTCGGCCATGTCGTCCTTCGGGGCCTCGGCATCGAAGAC